GTTTCCGCCGGTGCCGGTTGAACTGGAGTTTACGTCAGGCGCGTATCGGTTGCTGGATGAATATGAAACGATCTTGATTGAACGACAGAACGGGGCAAAGTTTGAAGCGGCAGCATCAATGTTTAACCGTTCCCGCGAAATGGCGATGCGGGTTTCGCTCATTGTTGCCGTCAGCATGTGCCTTGATGAAGTTGACGAGGTAGCGATGCGGTGGGCCATTGATTATGTGGACTTTTATGCCCAGCGTGCGGTTCAGTCGATGGCCGACAATATGGCAGAAGGTGAAACAGACGCATTGCGTAAGAAGGTTGCGGCAGCAATCAAGGCAGCAGGCTTGAACGGCATGAAGATGTCGGAATTGATTAAGGTTGTGCCTGGTCTTGGCAACCTTGGAAAGCCGCAACGTGATGGCCTTTTGGCTATGGTTTGCGAGGACTTCCCGATTGAACGTGCTGTATCAAAACCGACTGGCGGCGGTCGCCCTTCAATTATTCACACATGGGCGGTTGATTAGGTCTTGCCAGTGTTGCAACACATCTATAGGGTCGAACTGTTAGGAAAGAGAGGAACGAAATGAACAGCAACGCAGAGCAGCTTTTAGCCGATTGGCTTGAGCAAAAGCAGATTGAAATGGCAGCCAACCACAGCCGGATCAAGATTGAGGCCCAGATTGTCGCGGCATTTGAAGCCAAGAACGAAGGGGCCATTACCCACAAAACAGAAAACTACAAGGTTACATTGAACCAACCTATTGCGCGGTCAGTCGATGCTGCAAAATGGGATGAGGTCAAGAACCGTTTGCCTGAAAACCTGCACCCCGTAAACATGGCGCCAAAGGCAGACGCGGCGGGCATGAAGTACCTGTCGGAAAACGAACCAACAATCTGGGCAGTCATTGCCGAGGCATTTACAACAAAGCCGGGAAAAATCGGCGTAAAAGTGGAGAAACTGACGTGATTATTAAAATTCAGGCCGAAGACGGCCAAGACTTCATTATTTGCTGCAACGAAGGAACCGGCGGAATTGCCATTGCAACTGCGAATTGCCAGAAGTTGTCACCCGATCTTGAGCATTTCACGATTGAAGAGACAGTTGCGATTGTCGGCGCATTGACCGTTGCTATCAAACTGGCTGAACAAGAGCGCGACATGTTGGGGGTGCAGTAATGGCCATTGATCTTTCACAACTAAGCCGCCCAACGGCGGGGCGTCCGATAATTGCCACGCTGTTTAGTGAGGGCGGCATGGGCAAAACGACATTGGCAGCAATGTTTCCAAAGCCTGTTTTCATCCGCGCGGAAGACGGAACGGCCAGCCTTGACGGTCATCCAGACGTTATGTTGTTTCCAGTTGCCAAATCCACGGCTGATGTATTCGAGGCGATTGAGGCCTTGGCGGGGGGCGGTCACGACCGCAAGACGGTTGTTCTTGACAGCATCACGCAATTCGAAAAACTGGCGGTGAAGGAAATCATCGACAGCGAGCCAAACCCGAAGTGCAAGAACATGGCGGCGGCGCATGGGGGGTATGGTAAGGCTTTCGGGATGCTGGATGCCAAGCACCAGGAACTGCGTGAAGCCTGCGATTATCTAGCGACCGATTGCGGAATGAACGTGGTCTTTATTGCCCACGCCACGACGGAAGAACTTGAGCTGCCGGACGTTGATAAGTACAGCCGATATACGATCCAGCTTCACAAGAACCGGCAATATGATTGCGTTCACCATTACAGCAATAACGCGGATATGGTGGCATTTGTCAGGCTTGTGACCAACTTGCGCGGTGCTGAAGGTGGCAAGAAACGCGCCCTTAGCAGCGGCGAGCGCGAGATTATTTGCTTTCCGGTGGCAAGCAATATCAGCAAGAACCGATACAACATCACGGCCCCGATCCAGTTTGATCTTGGCGGTGACTTCCCCTTTGAAAAATATGTAGCGCAGTAGAAAAGGACAACGCACATGGAACTTAATGGATTTGACGCGAACAACGTAGATCCGGCACAAAGCCGGGAGCCAATTCCGGCGGGATGGTATAAGGCCGTTATTACGGAAAGCGAGGAAAAGCCGACAAAGGCGCAAACGGGCAGCTATCTGCAAATGACGGTTGAGGTCATTGACGGCGATCAGGCAGGCCGCAAGGCTTTTGAGCGCTTGAACCTGAACAACCCCAACGCCACGGCGGTCGAGATCGCACAGCGCACGCTGTCCAGCATCTGCCGCGCTGTCAGCGTAATGACGCCACGACAGTCTGCGGATTTGCACGACAAGCCGTTCATGGTGAAGATCAAGGTCAAGCCAGCCGCCAACGGATATGACGCAAGCAACGAGATTGCGGAGTACGCCGAAGTCGGAAAGGCATCAGCACCGGCCGCAGGTGCAGCGGCAGGAGGGTCGACCCCGCCTTGGAAACGTTAGACAGCGTCTAACCAAAAGCAGGCCCTTGCGGGGGCCTGTCATTGGATAGATGGAGAAATGCAATGATAAAGGCGATTGAAACACGATACAGAGGTTATCGTTTTAGAAGTAGACTGGAAGCAAGATGGGCAGTTTGCTTTGATAATCTTGGGATAAATTGGGATTATGAGCCAGAAGGCTTTAAGCTTCAAAACGGAGAATGGTATCTTCCAGATTTTAGAATTAACGTTGGTGGCAAAAAAGCATGGGTTGAAATAAAGGGAGGACTTTCTTCAAAATTTGATGATTTTGATTCAAGCAATCAAACACCTTGTGATTTTAAAGGCAAATCAAAAACGGATCAGTTTGCAAAAGAAATTTCATCAAAAGGCGGTGTTGTTTTTTTGTTTGGAAACATACCTGATCCCATGTCGCACGCAGAAATAAACCTTCAAAACCAAAACCTTTTTTGCACTTCTTATCTTGATGGCAGTTGGGCTTCTGGTGCAATAATTTTAATTGGATCAATCGTAAAAAAAGAAGGTATCTATCAAAGAAAAAGTGAATTTCTTTGTGATTTTTATACTTCTGATATGGGCAATAATATGGGGCAGCCATTTCAAAAAGAACATGAACTTGACATTTTGGAGGACCCAAAATGGTTAAACGAAGAACATGAAGCAGAAAGAATTTGGTGGCCAGTAAGGGCTTACGAAGCAGCACGGTCGGCACGTTTTGAACATGGAGAGACGCAATGAACCTTGACCCTTTCAACATGCCGCCGACAGTGCAAGCGATCTTTGAGCATTACAAAGCCCAGCGCAAAGACGCGCACCGTCCGCACCTTGGCGGTTCCCAAATTGGGAATGAATGTAGCCGCGCTTTGTGGTATCAGTTTCGGCATATGGACCGAGCCACATTTGACGGGCGCGTTTTGCGATTGTTTGAAACGGGCGACCGTGAGGAGGATCGCGTCGTGGCGAACCTTCGGGCGGTCGGTGTGACTGTCTGGGACCGCGACCCTGATACGGGTAAGCAAATCCGCTTTACGGCCTGTGCGGGGCATTTTGCGCTGTCTCTGGACGGCGTAGGGGAAGGCTTCAAAGAAAGCGGCAAGCCGCATACATTGGAGTTCAAAACGATGAACGACAAGAACTTCAAGGCGCTTGAGGCAAAAGGCTGCGAGGCCACGAAGCCCGTGTATTACGCGCAATGCCAGATCGGGATGCACCTTGCGCAACTGGACCGTTGCGCATTCATTGCCGTAAACAAAAACACCGACGCCATCTATATGGAGCGCATCAAATACGATCCTGCAATGGCATTGCAGCTTGTGGCCAAGGCGGAAAGCATCATCTTTTCTGACAAGCCGCCTGCAAAGTTGCGCGATGATCCGTCCTATTTCATGTGCAAGTTTTGCGACTATAATCAGGTTTGCCACATGCAAAAGCCGCCAGAAGTAAACTGCCGGACATGCGCACATGCCAGCCCTGAACCAGACGGCGATGGAAAATGGTCATGTGCCAAAGGGCAGGAATTTGGCAAAACATGCCAGATGCATATATTTAACCCCTATGCCATGCCGTGGGAAGTTTACGACGCCAGCCCCGATTGGGTGGAGTATGTAACGGAAGATGGCGAGATCATTCGCAACGAAAGCAACAGCGAAGAAATTGCAGCGAATTGGATACCGTTTTGAAACTGACGCTTAGACCTTATCAACAAGACGCAATCGACGCGCTTTATCAATATTGGTCCGATGGTCGCGGGTCTGATCCGTTGATCGTTGCCCCGACAGGCGCAGGCAAAAGCCTGATCTTGGCCAAGCTGATCGAGGACGCGCTAGGGTACACCGGCACGCGCATTTTGATGTTGACCCATGTTAAAGAGTTGATCTTGCAAAATGCCGAAGAACTTGTGAACATGCTGCCAGGCGTAGACCTTGGCTTTTACAGCGCAAGCATTGGCCAGAAGCGGTTAGACAAACAAGTGACCTTTGCGGGCATTCAATCTATTTGGGAACGTGCGCCGGACATGGTGCCGCCGCCAGATTTGGTAATTATCGACGAGGCGCATCTTGTGCCGCAAAACACTACAACGCGATACGGGCGGTTCATTGATGAATTGCGCCAATGCAATCCGGCAGTCAAGATCGTTGGATTAACTGCCACGCCATACCGCCTTGACAGCGGTTATCTGCACAAGGGCGAGGGCGCTATCTTTGATGGCATTGCTTATGACATTCCCGTAGGGATGCTGATGGATCAAGGACACCTCGCGCCGATCATTAGCAAGGGTGCAAAGGCCAAGATTGATCTAACCAACGTGGGCAAGAGGGGCGGTGAGTTCATCGAAAGCCAACTTGCAATGGCTGCGTCTGACCCTGAATTGGTGCGGGCCACGGTTGAGGAAATTGTGAAGTTTGGCGAAGATCGAAAGTCATGGCTGGTCTTTGCATCTGGCGTTCATCACGCGGAGATGATCCAAGAACAAATGGCGGTTTATGGCGTTGATGCTGATG